GGCTAACATTGCTCAAGAAGAATAAGCTCCCATTGGCTGACCAACTGAATATTTATAATATTTTCCTTGATAAAATCAAGGAATATCTAAAACGCGGGCTCAAAGAGATCCGAGCCCGGGTTTCAGAATATTTAGTATATCCTTTTGTATAGACAATGGCAATCTATCAGTGGCCGAAGAAAGATCAAAACAGTAATACTTTTCGTCAATATCCTTCTGAACTAAAAGTTCAAGAGGTTTCAATTGATCGAAAGTACCATCTGTTTGAAGCTTCTTCAACAAACTAAACAAGGAGTCATGTATTGGTTTAAGACACATCTGGTATCAGTAAGAAGTTATAGCAATAACTCTTGCCTTGCCAGCTTGGTCGTAAACAATACTCAACTTACCTAAATTTAAACGTTTTACTTTATTACACAAATAAAATATGTAATAAAGAGGACCGATAAATAGGGTTAGTAGAAACACTCAAATAAAATAGATAAACCCATTCATATATAACATCAATCAACCTCAATTTAACAATTGGGCTGGGTTATGAATAAATGAAAGGGCATCCAAACCGGAATTAAAACCTGATTTAAAGGAATTAGGACCGGCGGATTCTATACTTATTAGTTTGGGTTTCGAGATCCTTAACACCCGATTACCGAATAATTCTTTACAAGCCAAATTCAGTCTAGGTAAAGTGATGACTGTCCCATTTCAGGGATCAGTTATCGTACTTAGACTGGGTTTGACTTTAGTAGGGAATATCCGGTAAACAGATATTAAGGAAAGCAAGGTTTTAACCATAGTAATATTCGCTTTGAAATCAAGACATAAATATCTTAAATTCAAAGGGATAATACGAGGTAACCCATGCTTATCACGAGAGACAATAATACCACTTATATATTGTGACTCAGGTGTTCCTGCAAGACTACGTATAAGTAGCCTGTTAGCTTCTTTCAAGTATGAGAATGTAAATCCTCATCCTGAACGCTTAACAAGTTTCTTAATACGCGAACCAAGCAGTGTGATATCTTCACAATTACCTTCAAGACCAACTAGCCATGTTAATTTAATAACGAATTTATTCAGTTCAGAGAACCGAATTCATTCTTTATTAGTTAACTTTGGACGTCGGACATAAAGGGACTGTTTATAAAATCATTTAATCATGGTTTTATAAATATGTGAACTTTATACGTATACTCTACGTAGACCTAAGGGAACTTCTCATCCTCACCTGTAATGGTGTCGAGTTTAGTCCCCCCCCTAGGTTATTAAGGTGTACTCCGATAACCGATACTCTCCATCACACACAATATTAATATAGTGATCAATATTATGGATTCTTAGAGAATAGTATTCACCCTTAGAAGATGGTGCTCCGCACGATCTTCTTAATGAGCCCTTCCTACCGACTGATATCCAATAAAGGATATCCCGTATTCCGTA